ATCATCGTGATTAATCACGACGTCATCACCTAGAACTACATAATTAGGGATCGAACTAACGTTCGCTCGTCGAGCGGCTAGTCTTACGATAACATGATGTGTTAATGCCAACATCGCCCATGATGAATATGCACCCATTGGTTGCCCAACAGAATACTTAATCTGTTCGTCTTTCCAAGACCATGAAAAGTCTAGAAGACGTCTCCAATTTTCAGAGTCATAGCCAAGAATAGCTAGAATCTGGACTTGTAAGTCAATAGGTAAACGATCAGTTGCCGCCGACAAATCAAAGCTATAGAATTTATGTTCCACAGCTCTGTTCGCCATTAAACGATCCAATGCTCCATCCTGATCAAAAGTACCATCTTGTGGTATCTTTGATAAGTTAGAGAATATTGAATCATGAAGAGGTCGAAGAGCAAGTTGAATCCACCAGTTTGTTATTGCAACAATTCTGGCTTTACCAGCCTGGTCATAGACCACTGAAAGTTTTCCTAGTTTTATTGGTGACATCACTTTAAACAGTAATAAAATACCGTATAAAGGTCCCATAAGAACAAGGAGGATATTAAGCCACACCATATAGCCGTAAGATTTCGATCTTAATGCTAATAAATGGAAAGCAATATACTGACTAGGATGAGACAACATAGCCAACGCATCTAAATGCGAGGTCCACGTAGCCTTTGATCCATTCGGTCCGGCGTTCTCTGATATAAAACCTTTGAACGAGCCTGAATAGATTCTAATCTTAAGTTCCTTCAATACTTCGGCAAGCTCTACGTTGTTTAACGTACGAGATAAACCAACAAACGGCGCAATAATTGTGCTAAGTTTGGGTTCCACCTGTGTAGAAAAGGTTCTAAAGATACTGAGAGAAGTTAATGTGGCTTTTACCACTTTTACATAATCAGGATGAGATTTATCACGAATGATAGATCGAATCTCGACCGGTATAAGTGTTGGAAACCCATGATGATCTCTTTTTACTCGAGGTTCTGACATCCCGAATATAGGAGAACAATTAATGGCTTGAATCGTTAAGTGTGTTGCCACCTTAAGGTAATTAAACGTAAAGTTAAAACCTGTCGAGTGAACTAACACTTTGATTCTATCCATTAATACATAAAATGGTATAGCATACTTATCACACTGCGATATCCAGATAGTAATTAGGAAGTAAAGCTTAAACTCTTTGAGCTTAATCCACTTGCTAACTGACTTTTTGACTCGAAGGTGTGTAAATGTTGTGAAATTTGTTTTCATAATAATTTATATATCTCGGGATCAACAAGATTGGTATAACATTCGCGTTAGCTAAGAAAGGCCGGAGACAATCTCTGATATAACAGTCTTGGGTAGATTACTACCATAGCTTAATCAACGCTTCGCAGGATGAACGGATCCACTGCTAACGAGGGTGATAGACACAAGAGTTTCCCCTTGCGAGTCACAATACAGGGCAATAAGCTGAGCAGATCTTCACGGAAAATCTACCACTAACCCGATAAATCGG